GCATCCTCACCGCTGCCTTCGGCAACGCGAACAACAATAATCACCGGTTTCGCCTGGTCGGCAATCGCCTGCAGCGAAGCCGCCAGCGTGCCTTGTTTGCCCGCTTTGGCAATCGCGCTCTGCACGTTGGTGATCAGAACCGGTTCATTGAGGGGGAACATCCCCGCGTCTGCATCGCTGGCGGTACAAACCATGCCGACAATGGCCGTTGAGACTGTGGAAATGACGCGCGTGCCATCGTTGATTTCGACGACCTGAACGCCATGATGATAATCACTCATCCGTTTAACTCCGTGGTGTTGGGGTGAGTGCTATTTTCGAGTGTGGCGTCGCGGCGCGCTATTTGTCCGGGTTGGGTGCTGCGCAGGACAACAAAGGTCAATAAAAAAAGCGGGCTTACGCCCGCCTGGTTTATGCTGGCTTTTCCGGCCAGATAATATCTGATGCCTCAGTGTCTATCCTGTTGAGAAACACCCGGTATTTTTTCCATGCGGCAAGCTGTGACTGCTCTTCATCCGAGGCAATTTCAAGCTCAATGGCATCCTGAAGTGGTGCAATGGCTTCATTGGCCTGCGTCATCAGTAAGCTTTTAAGCTCTGCCATTTCCAGCTTCCTGGCCGCGCGTTCCGCTTCAGCGTCATCAACCCATTTCTTGCCGTCCCACTTCTGAAAATTACCGGCGGGGGAAAGCAGGGTGACATTGTCTGGTAATGGGCCCAGTGCAGAAATATAAAGTTGCTTACCGGTATTAATATCAAACACTGTCAGGCCACGATGATCCTCCTTTACTTCCCAGCTTGTAGTGAGGGAGTTAAATGCCGCGATCTTGCTGTTTACCGTCTTCGGCGGTTCGATGTCAGTGCAGTGCGCAGGCAGGCCCGTATTAGGCGGTATGTATGCACCACCTTTTCCGATAAGTTCGCCAGTTTCCGTACTCAGGTTATATACGGTGATCGTCCTGGGTTTGTCGATCATTCTGAACATTATGCAAGCCTCACGATATAGTTAAATGCGATGTTTTTAACGGTGTTTTCATGGTTGCCCACTCCGGAGACCGTTGCTGTATGACTGTGTGCACCAATCGCGACGGTGTGCGTGTGTGCGCCAAGGGCGACGGTATGGCTATGGGCTCCGATAGGCACGCTGTGCGCATGGTTACCAGCAGAGGAGGTATTGGCCGACGTTACTGCGGTTCCGCTACCCGGCGTGTAATGGCCTGCGGCAACAGACGTTGCCCCATAAAGCGTCACATCCGGCGGCGTCCTTACCCCCGATACATGCGTATGTTCGCCTGCAGCATTGGTTGATTTCGTGCCGTAATCGAAGGTGCTTGTTTGACGGGTGCCGTAGTCAAATGCGCCGGTTGTCCTGGCCCCCAAATCAGTCGCAGAAACGCTGACGGGATGGTCATGGAACAGGATGCCGTCGAGTTCCTGAGATAACACCCCACGACCTGCTGCTGGTTTGCCTTTCACCGTCCAGCCACGCATATCCGGGATCACACCTGACGGATAGGCCGCCGCCAGATACGGATAAGCGCTGGTATTGAATGCCTGCCCCGCCATCAGGACATAACCTGCGGGGATGTTATCGGATGGCCACGGGATCGGGGTGCCTACTGGACAGTTGTTGTAACCATCGTGGTGGATCATCTTCCACGGGTTAAATTTACCGTCGCAGACAGCAGCAAAGCCGATTAAATTGCCGTAAAAATCAATGCCGATAGTGGCGTTAAAACCGACGCTATTGTTATGTGCAGAGTTAATGTAATGCTTCCAGGGGTGACCGCCGGGCATCCCATTTAACGCGGATGGGGAATTAAAAAAACCTGAACGCTGACGCAGATCAACAGCAGCATCACCGATAAGCTCTGCGTAGGTATTAAGACCGGCCCCTTTCGGTACACGCCCCTCGGCATTTTCATTAGCTTTTGTTGCGACATCAAATGCTGTTTTGACGGCTTTCGGCGTCGCGGCGAGCGCCTCTGAGTTGCTGTCTGTGCCGCTGTAGAGCCGGATAATGCCTTTTTGCGCCGTGGTGGCGTCCTGCGCGACGTATTTTGTATTGGCAAAATCAGCGACCGCTTTAAGCGCTTTTGATGTGGCTGCATACGCTTCTGACTCACTGTCGGTTGCATTGCTGAGCCGCACGATCCCTTTCTGCGTCGTGGTGGCGTCTTGCGCGGTATATTTTGCGCTGGCAAGGTCATATGCCGTTTTCACCGCTTTCGGTGTGGCGGCGAGCGTCTCCGACAGGCTGTCGGTTGCGCTGCTGAGCTGAGTAAAGCCTTTTGCGGTAAGCGTGGCATCAGGGTGACGGCGCGACTGCTCATGCTCAAGGATCTTGCTATCAACATAGTCCTGTGAGGCGAGCACGGTTGTTGCGTCGATACTCAACTCAACAGATGCCAGATCCGACAAAATGATAACCATGCGCAGGGTTTGAGCGCGCCCGGATCCCTCTTCAAGCTTTGGCTTGTAACTTTCGGCCATATTGCTGACAGCAACCAGCGTGCCGGTGTCGTCATAAAGCCCCATTTCGCGCAGCCAGAATCCGCCCGTTTCCGGCGGGATAACCAGCTCGGCTACGATGTAATTTTTATATTTATTGTCCTGGCTGATTTTATTCAGCTTATTGCGCCAGACCTCATTAATCAGCTTCGTCTGGCTGGCTGCAGGTTCAGGAAGATTACCGCCGCCATCTCCGACCGCCATCGCAGTAATATTCACTTTTTTACCGCCTGGTGTAAGCGCAGCAGCAAATTTTGCCGCGCCTGCGGTGGTAACTACCGTTCTATATTTCGTTGTCATGCTGTTCTCGCTTAACCCGGATAAACCGTAATAATGTCGCCGTCGTAATGTGTCCCGCCGGCGAAGAGATATCCCGCAACATCCTGAATGATATTGAGCCCGATGAGATGGCGGCTGGCAGGCTTGGCATCGGTGATAAGCCGCTCCATCTCGTTATACATTTCCTCCGTGATACCCGTTTCGAGTACGCCAATATCAAGGCGGAACGTACCTGGCGGATCGTTGTTTTCCCACCACTCAATTATGTTGATGACATAGCCGAGTGGCTCAACGACACGGCGCACCGCGCCAATGGTTCCTTTGTGAGCGTGAATAAAATAGGCACTGCGAATAACGTCGCGTTTGGTCTCTTCCGGCCAGGCTTCATCCCAGCGGTCAACGGAAAATGCCCATGCCAGCCAGGGCAATAAGTTTGCCGGGCAGGTATCGGGGTTCCACAATTTGCGCAGCGGTATTGGCGTATTTTCAATGGCCGCACAGGCACGCGCTGCCGCCACCTCAAGCGGGGTTGAACCCACGGGTAACAAGCGCGAATCACTCATCTGAACCTCCGAGTTCGATGTTGAAATCAGAGCAATAAGAGGCCTGGGTTTTATCCAGCACAATATCTGTAGTTGGCAATGCAAGCTCTACACGCTGCACGCCCTCTACATGGAGCGCTGCATAGATGGCTGATTTACGGATATCCCGGCCGAGCCGGTGCTGCGCTGTAATATAGGCTCGCAGTTTTGCAGCAGCAGCGGCGAGAACAGGCTCGCGTTCAGGCCCAGGATAAAGGAACAGAGAGGCGCGAATTTGATAGTCAACGATACTGGCTGATTGCACCGTCACGCGATCGGCCACCGGCCTGACATCTTCGCCACTTAACGCGTTGCGAACTGTTGTGAGCAGATCGGATGATGCTTCACCATTGCCATCGCGGGATAGGACGGAAATAGTGACGCAAGCCGGGGTCGGGCTTACAACAGAGATGTCAGCCACGCGTCCGTCAGCGCTCCGGCCGTGAAACTCATAGGCACCTACCGATCCGGCTACACTCAGACCTTCGAGTGCTTGCTGAATACGCAGACGAAAATCGCTGTCCGTTTCCAGTATGGCTGCAATGGGTGGGATAGCCGTATTGTCAGCGGGCGTGATAATCAGGCGAGACACGTTGTAGTTCGCACCAAGTACATCAAGATCGCCGCCTGAGGCATACGCCAGCATCACCGCGCGGGCCGCTTCGTTGACGCGCTGGCGCCAGATCACTTCGCGGTAAGCATTCTCTTCGAGAAACTTGGTCAGCGGCTCGGACTCCAGCGCCAGCGTACGGGCGATGGCCTCCTGCTGATCGGCGGGAAAGAGTGAAACAAGGGTTGTTTTGCGCTCATCCAGGATGCGCTCATAATCCAGCGCCTCGACAACATCGGGCGCGGGCAGTTGGCTCAGATCGATAATCGGCATGGTATCAACTCACAGGAAGGGTTAAAGAGAGGGACTCGCCGGTGCTGGCAAGCTGACCGGTCAGATTGACCACCATCTTGCCGTCGAACTGACGTTCGGCCGTCACCGCGCTGAGGGTGATGCGCGGCTCCCATTGCAGCAGCGCCATATAGCAGGCCACCTGAATTTGCAGCGCCAGCGCCGGGGTCTGCGGCTGATCGAGCATATCGAACAGCAGCGAACCGTAATCGCGGCGCATCACGCGCGAGCCCACCGGCGTGCGCAGAATATCGCTGATACTCTGGCGAATATGGTCGACGTCGGTGAGGCTGCGCCCGCTGGTGCGATCGAGGCCGAAATAACGTGCTGTCATAAAGGTGCTCCTGTGGTGCCGCCGCTGTCGCCGGGGTGTTG